GAGAGGGTAGAGCAACAAAAGTTGATTTATTTTATTCTGGTAGAATGTTAGGTGCATTAACTCCATCTGGTAGAACTATTAGAAAAACAGGAACTAATAAAGTTAGTATTAATTTTAGTAATTCACAAATGTTGCAAAGAGCAGTATTTAATCAAGTATTAGGAAAAAATAAAAGGGAATTTTTTGGATTTAATGATAAAACAGCAAATATAATTAGAAAACAATTTAATAGATTTGTTGCAAAAGAATTTAGGAAAGCAAGAATATGAGTGTAAGAGAAAATATAGCATCTGAATTATTATCTACTATTTCAGCTATCAGTAGCCCAGCAATTAAAAAAGCTACAAGACAACCATTTATATTAGATGAGTTATCTGAACAACAATATCCAGCAGTTATTGTTCAAACATCAGAAGAAAATAGAGATGATGCTGAATTAGGTTCTGGTGCTAGAACTAGAACAGGTACTATTGATTTTGTTATATTAGGCTTTGTTAAAGGTGCAGAAGCTAATATAGATACTAAAAGAAATGAATTAATAACAGCTATTGAAACTGCAATAGAAAGTGATATTACTCGAAATGGTAACGCACTTGATTCGGAAGTTATCCAAGTAGAAACTGATGAGGGTAGTTTATTTCCTGTTGGTGGAATAAGAATGACGATTAGGTGTATGTACGAATATCAAGCTGGAACACCATAGGAGTAAAACATGAATGAAAAATTATTAAATAAGATACTTAAAAAAGTAGATCAAATAGAAAAAATGCACGATAAGGAATCTATCCTTTGTGAAGAAGTAAAAGACTTAATTGAAGAAATTAAAGAAAACTCATTAGAAGATAATCAAACTTGGGAAGAAGAAGATTTAGATGATGAGGAGTTTGAAGAAGATGAGGTAGATGAAGACTTTATTGACGAGGAAGAAGATAAATAGTAAAAGGTAATATGGCTAAAGATATTAAACTATATAAAAATAATTCAGAGATAATTATTAATGAAACAAATCTTGAACATTATCTTAGACTAGGATATAAGCAAGAACAACAATCTAAACCAAAAATTAAAAAGGATAAAAAGACATGGCAACACATCACGGAAAAGAAGGAGTTGTAACAGTTGGTGGTTCAGAGATGGGCGAAGTTACTTCGTTCACTTTAGAAACTACTGGAGATGTTGTAGAAGATACAGCTTTAACAGATGCCACTAAATCATTTGTAGCTGGTAGAACTTCATTCTCAGGTACAATCGAAATGCACTTTGACGAAACTGATACTCAGCAAGAAACTTTAACTGCTGGTTCATCTATCTCTTTTGTTTTATTACCAGAGGGTAATGCTTCAGGAGATGCTAGTTATACAGGTACTGGTATTATTACTGGTATGAGTATTAACAATGCTATGGATGCAATCGTTTCTAGAACTGTAACATTTCAAGGAACTGGTGCTTTAACTGTAGGAACTGTATAATCTAATTTATGTCAGTTATTGATAGAGTTAAATCTCATTTTGAAACTCTTAAAACTATCACTATTGAAGTTGAGGAGTGGAAAGATGAAAATGGTAATCCTAGTGTCTTTTATTCTGAGCCTCTAACACTTGAAGAAAAAAATATAATTTTTAAGAAGTCTAGCAACTTCCAAGACTTAACTGTTCTTGTTGATTTGTTAATTATGAAATTACAGATTAAGAATGAAAAAGGCGATATGATTAAAGCCTTTAGCCCAGAGGATAAATTTGCTTTAAGAAAAAAAGCAGATTCAAATGTTATATCTGATATTGCTAATAAAATTCTGTCAGATACTAATTATGAGGATGCCGAAAAAAAGTAGATAGCGACCCTGATGTTAGGTCGCTATTAATTATAGCAGAACGATTACATCTCACAATTCAACAAGTTCTTGATATGCCTGTTAGCCATTATAATTTATGGTTAGCTTACTTGAAAAAAGAGCAAGAACAATATAAAACAAGCAAAGAACTAGCAGAAGCAAGAAAGTTTAAATAATGGCAAACCAAAAATTACAGATAGATATATTAGCAAACGATAAATCTAAACAGGCTTTTAATAGAGTTCAAGGAAGTATTGCTAAAGTAAAAAGTGCTGTATTTAATTTAAAAAATGCTTTTATTGTTTTAGGTGCTGGACTTGTTATTAAATCAATCGTAAATACTGGTATTCAAATTGAAAATTTAGGTGTTCAATTAAAAGCATTATTTGGTTCTGCAAAAGAGGGTCAAAGAGCATTAGATATTGTAACTAAATTTGCAAAGACAACTCCATTTGAATTAGAAAATATTCAACAAGGTATAACTGCATTAGCAACTGTAAGAAAACAAGCTGAATCTGCTGGTGTATCATTTGAAGAACTTTTAAAAATAACAGGTAATACTGCAACAGTATTGGGTGGAGATTTTGCTTTAGCATCTTTACAAATCCAAAGATCATTTTCTGCTGGTATTGCATCTGCTGAACTATTTAGAGAACGAGGGGTTACTGCTATGGCTGGTTTCCAACAAGGAGTTAGAACATCTGTAGATCAATCTATAAAAGGATTAGCAAGAGCATTTGGAAGTGGTGGAGAGTTTGGAAATTTAATTGAAGAATTATCAAAAACATTATCAGGTACTATTTCAAACTTAAAAGATACTTTATTTACTTTCCAAGTTTCAATTACTAGAGGTTTCTTTTTTGAATTAAAAGAGCAGTTAGGAGATTTAAAACAATTTACAGAAGACAATCAATTTGCAATAGAATCTTTAGGTGTACAAATTGGAGAGAAATTAGCAGTAGCAATAATTAAATTATCTGATTCAGTTAAAACTTTAACTAAAAACTTTAGAGATTTACAAAGTGTAATAGGTCTTCTTGCTATTGCTTTTGGTGGATTCTTTGCAAAATTAGCTGGTGCTGGATTAATTATAGATGATATTAATAGAAGAATCAAAAAACTCTCTAATGATGTTACAAAAGATTTCCAAAAAATTAAAGATTTTGAACATGAACTTTCTATACCAGTTGAAAACTTAAATAAAGAATTAGAATATACTAGACAATTAATACATGATTTTGAACATGAATTATCTGTTCAACTTCCATCTGCTACACAAAAAGCTATGGATAAATTTAGAGAACTAAATGAAAACGCATTAGAAAATATTAAAAATAAAATGCAAGATATTAGAATGACTATAGTTGAGGGATTAGATTCTGGTATAACTAAATTTTCAAATTCATTAGCAAGAGCAATTATTCTTGGAGAAGATTTAGGTAAATCATTTAAAAGAATGATAGCAGATGCACTTGTTCAAACTTTGGCTCTTTTAATTGAAATAATAATTAGAATGGGAATACAGAAACTATTAAACATTGATTTAGAAAAAGGCGAAGATAAAAAATTACAAAAAGCTAAAGCCTTTACTAAGGAATTAAAAGTTCAAGTAGCATTAGCAACTATATTAGCTTTCTTAACTGGTGGTGCATCTATGGGATTTGGTGGTTTTAGTGGTGGCTCAACACCTAAAAGAAATGGTGGTGCAGTACAGAAAGGACAACCATATTTAGTTGGAGAACAAGGTGCTGAATTATTTATTCCAAACCAATCTGGTCAAATACAACAATCTGCTAGAGGAACAGGTGGTATGGGTGGTGCAACTACAGTTAATGTTAATGTTAGTGCAACTGATGTAAGAGGTGTTAAAGAATTATTAATTGACAATAGATCAACAATCGTTAATGCAGTAAATATAGCTTTAAATGAAAAAGGTAAAGAGGCATTAGTATAATATGGCTGGACAATTTCCTACATCTCCAACAGCAAGTGATGCTCAAATAGGTTCAGAGCAAAATACAATAGTTTCAGTAACCACATCTGGCAGAACTCAAACTAGACAAATTGATGGTCAGAAATTTACAATTACTTTGGATTACGCACCAATGACTAGATCAAACTTTGCACCGATCAAAGCATTTCTTATGAAACAAAGATCAAGATTAAATACTTTTACAGTTATTCCACCTGTTGTTTCAAATGCACAAGGTGTTGCTAGTACAGTTATATCTACTAATGCTTCAGTATCTGCTGGTGCTACGACTTGTACAATAGATGGTATGACAGTTAGCACAACAGGAATATTAAAAGCTGGAGATTATTTTAGATTTACTGATCAAGATAAAATTTATATGACTGTCGAAGATTTAGATGCAGATGGTTCAGGCGAGGGAACACTTACATTTGAGCCACCTTTAAGAACAGATGTTACAGATAATA